GGGCGGCGTTCACTTATTCAATTTCAATATTTCAATCAGGATTTGAACCGGCAGCAAAAGCAACAAAAGAATTAAATACACGCTTTCACCGCCTTTCAACCCACGCACACCTAAACAAAAGCGGGATTATATTTCCGGCCTTTATAGGGCTTTACCGTGATATTACAAAAGCAATTTGCAACCCCTTGTGCCCATGTTTCATAGCGTATAAACGCTTGCACCGTATCCGGGGATACAAGATAGCAGCTTGCGCCGCCGTGCTTTTTCCTTGCGTATATCATACTTTACACCCCCGTTAAAATACCGTATCAACAACAGTTAGAATTGTTACCCATAAATCAATATACTGTGTGCTGTATCCGGTATAATCGCCCTTGTCAAATTCTGTTTTGCCCGTGATAACATAACCAACTTGTTTTACACTTCCGTCTGACAGATCAGCGAACATTTCCGACTTGTTTTTAATGGCATTTTTGGAAATGGTGATATAATACTTTTCTTCCACCCGTTCCCGGTAAATTTCAAGCGCATTTTCCACGCTATCCGCATCTATGCGCATATCCGAAACAATACCGCCGTCAATGTACCACTTTTTATTGTTGTATTCTTTCATTGTTGCCGTTGTTTTAAAAATATAATTCATAATTAAACCCCCATTCTGATACATTCCTCAAGCGGAATTTTATACCCATGCACCCGGAAAAAAGCCGCCCCTTTCCGGGTATACTGCACTTTGCACCGGTGGAACGCTTTACCACCGCCCCATGCACCGGAAACGCAATAAACATAATCGTTAATGCCGTATTCAATGCCTTTGATTTCAAGGCCATTCAAGCCGCTATAATATGCAATGCTTTCCCGACTTTCGCAATATTCCCGCTTATTCATGATTGCAAACCTCCTTTATAAAATCCCTTGCAAGGCTTTTCAGGCTTTCCCGCTGTTGTTCATAGGAAAGACTATAATCATAACGGATTTTTTCGGCCTGTGTTTCGTACCGTTCCCGCAATTCATAAGACGGGCGAATATTTCCAAATGGGGCATAGCCTGTTACAATGGCAACCCAGCCGCCCATATCGTAAATATCAGCCGCCCACCCCTCACGGCGTACCGTGTACGCAACGGGGTTTTCATAATTCAAAAGGGTTTGCAATCCGCAATAGGGAACGCAAATAATTTTATTGTAATTCGCCCGGATTGCCTTTTGTGTTGTCTTGAATTTCATTTATTACACACCTTTCAATAATTCATGTTATTAACTGCACGGCGGTTATACATAGCTTTTAAACTTTCGGCGGGGGTCATATCCGCCGCTTTCGGCTTTTCCGTTTCTACCGGCTGCATATCCCACCACGATTTTCCGCCGCCGTTCATATCATAGAAAGAAAGAAAACTATTTACATGGCGCATTGTAGTAGCAGAATAACCGCCCCACATACGAATGAACCGCCCCGCCGCCGTGATACGACAAACAAAAGTATTATAGGACTGTAAAACTTTTTCGCCGTTTTCCGTTTCAATGATTTTTGCCTTTCCGTAAAAACTTTTTGCCCGGTCATAACCGCAAACGGGTAAATCAAAAATCTTTTTCATGATGCAAGCTCCTTTCTCATTCCCGCACAAGCTGTTTTTCTAATGTGATCTCGAAATCTCCGCCCCGGCTTTCAATTTCACAAATCTTGCAATCTTTGATAGCATCATAGAGAACGGAACCGGGAACGGCAGAAAGAGAACTTCCGAAATCATTCAAATAAATGCGCCCCGCTGCTACTTCTGAAAACTGTTTAACTGTCATTGTAAAAACCCCTTTCAAATATCGTGTTTTCGCGTTTCTGCCTTTATTATAACGCGTTATCGCGTTTTGTCAATAGGTTTTCAGAAAAAAATATCATGTTTTCGCGTTTTCTTTTGAGCGTCCGAAAACTCAAAAGAAAATGTACTATACATATAAAAGGCGAAAAACGCCGCCCCGATCAGGCCGGAACCCCGGCAGCGCCCACGCCGCCCCGGTGAACCCGCCGCCGATCAGCCGGGGAAAGGAAAAGCCGCCGACCCCGGAGCGGGAGATCGGCAGCTCTATCATAGTCGCAGACCCTCGCCGGAAAGTCGCAAAGTCGTTCGGGCGAAAGTCGCAAAGTCGCTCGGCATAGTCGTAAGCCATAGTCGCAAAAGTCGGGAAAGTCGCTCAGTCCTCCGAGTCATAGTCGCTGGACGCACCCACCACATCTTCGAGATACTTCTTCTCCAAGTCCTCGGCGGGAACCTGATCTCCGAGCTGCTGGTTAGGAGTCAACACGACCTCCTGCTTGTCCGCATAGCCCATGTTGTTCTTCATCAGGAAGATACCGGCGACCGGATTGATCTTCCCGTTCTGCATATAGTTTTCCATCTGAGCGTTCAAAAGTTGATACGCCTTTTTAATTAAGTTACGGCTTTCGGTAGGTAGCGTCTTACTATCCACTCCATTTGCCCATGCCCATATCGTCTTTCTATCAACTCCAAAAGCCAATGCCATACCAGCAACAGAGGGCTTCATATCGTCCTGAGCGCACAGAGCAAAATACATACCCATACGCTCTTTGACCTGTTCAGGCTCTCTCACATTCACATCAGGCCAGTCCAGCATGACCATCGAATGTTCCAGATATTTTCTATTGTCACCCGGCTCTGTATGGACGCTCAGGGCTTCCTTACGATCAGGCCGAGTGCGCTTTTTCACAATTTCATCTGCCATAGTCGTTTTCTCCTTTCAAAGTCGCCAAGGTGATAAAGGTGAGTAATCGGGTGCATTTCCCTATAACTATTTCTATATACGCGCGTATAAGAGAGAGTTATAGGCATTTATGCCCGATTACTCACCTAACTCACCTAAAATACGAAAAACAATTTTTCAAAACACGCCAATTTGAAAAAAGTCTTTGCAAAAACACTCACCTTTATCACCTTTATCACCTTTATCACCTAACTACCAGTCAGCGTTGATAACCACCTTGTTTCCGTGGGCGAGTGCTTCCGTCACAATCCACTCCACGCCGTCCCAGTTGTAGACCTCTTTCTTCACGGCGTAGTCTGCAAGCTGCTTTGCCTGCTCGTTGTCAAGAACCATTTCCTTACCATACCAGTCGTTTTCCTTAGTTCGCTTCTCGTAAGGAACATAATAGCCAAGCCTTTCCAGAAAGTCGTACCAGAGCCGACCACCGCTGTCGGTGCTGGCAACATCTACCGTTGTAATGACCTTGCCACAATGAGGGCAGCGGATATCTTTGTGTTCCATGACCGAAATATCAAGACCCATTTTCCAACACCTCCTGAGCTATTTTCACCAGCTCGACCAAATCATAGAACCGCCGAGGGTCTAACCCGGTCTGCTGCTTCACCTTGTTCAAGTGATAGAGAACGGTATTTCTGTGTGCGAAAATAGCACGGGCAACATCGGTGACATTCATATTGTGATTTGCCATCGCTATGACAATGTGAGCGTCTTCCTTATTCATGGTCGATTTCCTTTCGCAGCTCGTCATAGAGTTCCGAAAAGCGGCGGTTCCAGTGGCGCAGTCGCCAGAGGAATAGACAGCCCACAACAATCCATTCAACGGCGGCAATAGTTGTCAGAATGTCACTCATGCTCTATGCTCCTTTCTCGCAAAGCGGTTGAGCAACACGCTCACGGTGAGCTGACCAATCCTGTTCACATAGAGGCAGTTGAAGCGGTCAGGGTGAGGAACACTGTTGCCGAGGTCGATGACCAGATCACGGGTGTTGTAGGAAATGTCCTTCGTGATAGTCGGCGTGGCGTAGATCACCACATCACGGTTCATCGTGGCCTGCAAGAGACTCTTGGTTTTGGAGTGCGCCACCGTCACAGTTGCGTTACCGAGGGTGAGGTACTTTGCCAAGTTCTGAACGGCGTGACCCCGGCCTACAATGGTAATGTCCTTAGCGTGAACCAAGTCCAATGCCAGCAGGAGCGCCAAAGTTGCCTGAGACACCGATGACATTCCCTGTGAGTAGGAGTGGTCAATGTCAACCTCGGCGGTGAGTTTAATGTCAGACGGGACGGTTTCTCTGTCTACCACAACGGCCTTGTACGGAGGGCAAGGGTACTGAGTGAGATCACAGTCAATACCTAACAGGTCAGCCTTGCGCTTGACCGCTTTCAGAAATACGCTCTCGTAGGAACCCAGCAACAGCAGTTTGCCGGTAGGGTGAAAGCGGGTGGTTTCCTCGTCCAAGGTGGCAGAAAGCGTTTTGATTTGCTCCATTACATCATTCATAGTGCTTCTCCTTTCTTTCAAAGTCATGGAGGGAAATCATCTTTTCACGGGTGAGTTTGTCAACCACCCGACCGATCTCCGAGTAGCCGCAGACCGCCGCCAGCCGTTCAAGGTTGCCCTTGGTCTGCGCCGTGACCACGATGGAAATACGGCGGAGATTCTTTTTCTCAGTCTTCATCGCTGTCCCCTTCCGTCAAAGCTCTTGCGAGATCGTCAATCATCTGGTGCATGACTCTATCCCCAATATCATCTTCGTTCTGACACCAGAAGGAGAATTTCAGGTGTAGCAGCTCATGAACCAGCGTCTTTTCAAAATTGAACGGCACAATGCGGTCGCCGTAACAAGCAGGGTTGATGATCTCAATACGAGCGGTCTTAATTGCTTCTGACCACTCGGTACAGCCTGCGGTATTACGCACCATCATTTCTTCCGGGTGAAGGTGGGTCAACAGCTTTATCCGCCACTCCTGCAAGCAGAGTTTTCGCTTCCACTTTTCCAGCAGGGCGAGTTCTTCATTGGTGGCAATCATGCAATCTCTCCTTTCTGAACTGCTCAATGTCTCGGTCGATCAGGCCATTCAGTTCAGCTTCTGCCATGAACGCAGTGAATACCTTACCGCACTTCACGCAGTAGTTAATGAAGTGATACCCATTTGTGTCATGAATGGTTTGAAGGTTTTTATCGTACAGGCGGTGTCCACCAGTCAGGAAACACTTAATCCTTTTCCACTTCATCACGGACGCTCCTTCACAATACGAATTTTTCTCAGGCGTTTGCCGCACCGCTTACAAACTTCATAATTGCTCTGCCAGCGGTGAGAACCATTACGGCACTTAACCTGAATGTGAACATACGGGTCTACGGTATGAATACCGAAGCGGCAGGGGATAGAGTTACATGAACGGTTCATTAAGACGCTCCTTTCAGTCTCAGGTTCTTGTAGACAGGGTAGCCCTGATACACGACCTTGCCGCCGTGCCACTCAGGGTGAGTCTCCATGTCAGCGTTGAACCGCTTGGCGGAACAGGCAAAGTACCCGTTGGACTTGCACCAAATCTTGTAAGCGTCAAACAGAGACTTCGAGCGGGTGTTGACCCCCTCAGCCTGTTCACAGCGTTCTTCGAGGAACTGCAAGCACAGATCGTTGTCACGCTCGTACTGATTGACCACCTTCCGCATAGCGGGAGACATTTTCAGGCCGAACCGCTTATACTTGAAGTACCCGGCGACCAGCCAAGCGAAAATGCCCTGCATGGCTTCCTGTGTCTGGAACTCATTTTTCAGGTTCTTGTCCTGTTCCGCTTCGGTGAAATGGCGGTTGAACTCAATGACCCGCACACGGTCGGAAGCGAACAGGGACTTATCGCTGACGGTGGGAAGATCGTTGCAGGAAAGCCAAAGGGTGAACTGCGGCAGGAAGGTTGTAGCAGTCTCATAGAGGTTCCGAGCCTTGATTTCCTCGCCGCCTGTGAGCTGCTTGATCGTTTCTTCGTCCAGCTTGCCATACTGGTTGCTCTCTGCCATTGTGACGAACCGCTTGCCTTTCAGGGAAGCCAGCATGGGGTTCGCTGCTTCGGCGTTCTTCGAGCGCTCCGCCTTGCAGATGATCGACACGGGGGACACGGACGCATAGTCACCGAGAAGGTGGTGAATTGCCGAGAGCATGGTGGACTTACCGTTGCGAGTGGTCTTGCCGTGAAGAATGAACATACATTCCTCGTTCACCATACCCAGCATGGAGTACCCCAGCGCCTTTTGAAGATAATCAGCCTTGTCTTCGTCATTACAAGTGACTTCCGCAACAAACTTCTCCCAGCGGCGGCACCGTGCGTCCTGCAAGGTGTAGTTGAAGTTGGTCTGCATAGTCAGGAAGTCTTTCCAGTCATGTTCCCGGAACTCCATTTTTTCGAGGTCGAAAGTGCCGTTCTTGCAGTTGATAAGGTAGGGGTTTGCGTCAAACTCCGCCGAAGCGATAGGAAGCACACTGGCAGCGTCCTTCATCAGCCGGTCACGGAAGCGCCGGTCGCCCATCTTCACGATGAACTTCATGTACTCGGTGCGGCGTTCTTCATTGGCAATCTCGCCGCAGTAGAGAGCCATCAGGCGGCAGAACTCTTTGATTTTCTCCGCTACCAGAAGAGAACCTGTATCCTTACGCCATGCCCCCTCGGAGTAGGTGAACCAGCTTTTCGCTTCGGGGCAGTAGCGGGTATCATTCTTGTAGCACTCGGAAAACAGCTCCGCCATGCCGGACTCGTCCCACGAATACCCCGTACCGCTGATCGGGTGGCTATGCTCAGGCTGTGCTTCCTTAATCTGAAACATCACTCTGGACTGAGCTTCGTCCATGATGTAACGACCGTTAGAGAGCTGGAAAAGAGCCTGTTCTTCGGGAGCTGTCATAACTTCATCACTCATTGATTTCACCCCTCTTGTCTTTTCTGTTTGGGTTAAAGTTGGAAAGTGCGCTTTTACAAGCTCGGACACCCATCTTATAACCGTCTTGTTCACTACCGCTTATACGCTTGCGATATATCCGCTCTTTATCAAGTAGGGCAGATAACGCCATCTGCAAACTGTCATATTCGAGTTTTGTCATTATTTACACCTCCCCCCCCTCCCATAGAAGAAAGCGTTCTTCAAAGCGGTGTCCACATGACGCATGATCTCAGGCGGCAGAGTGCAGATGTACTCCCAGTCATCGGACACATCTACGACACGCACCTGTTCACATTCAACCATGCTCGGCTGTAAAGAACCCCAAGTGACAGCTACATGGGTCGGCAGTTCGAGCCGCTTGATTTTAGTGGTCAGGGGAACGACAATGCTGGTGGAAGAAAACTGATTGCCGACATTGTTTTGCACAACCACCCACGGACGCTTACCGGCCTGAATATGACTGTTGGCAAGCATGGGAACATCAATGACAACAACATCGCCACGCTGATAAGGTTTCATAATTACCTCCTGTATCTGGTCACGCTGTTAACAATCAACTCGACCTCGGACTGAGGGAGCGGCGGCTTGCAAGCCTGTTGATTGGCGTATAACAGCTCTTTGTAAATCTCTGCTTTGGTGTATCCTTGGTTATGGAGCTGACCCGCCAGAGAAGTCAGGCTGAGGTTCCGGCTTCCCGGTGTGATAGACGGGTATTCAGGCTTCAAATGCAGCTTGCCGTTTTCAGGGCGGCGATAGATGGGAGAATAGATACGCTGAGGGGCGACCGTACCTGAGCTACTTTCCTTCGGCGTGTCGGGAAAATACTTCTCGATCACATAGTCAATCGCTGACTGGTTTTTAATGATCTCGGAAAAGATCAAAACCTCGCCGGTCATGATGAAGTACCGATTGCTCTTGTAAATCTCCACGGCGGCACGGTTGTTCTTGCCCTTGAAGGGCAGCTCACCACGAACGAGAATATGAACCCCTCTCCCGCTTCTGGACTTTTCCGTGTAGGACTGACAATGACCGATAATGTCAGCCGCCAGCGGGTTTAGAAGCCCATCAGTAAAGCCATCGTCAATGTCGATACCTACAACCCCTGTATCGTGAAACACATAGCCAAGACCGTCATAGTAGCCGTGCTGGACATTGTGTTCAGCGTCAATGTAATTCGACCATGTATCAGGATTAGAGGAAGAAGCCGCCTTTCTCACGGTGGCCTGCATGGGAACCTTTGACCCGTCCCACACATTGACCCATGCCTTTTCCCCTCGAAGTTCGGCGGGTATATTCAAATAGCTCATAGGCTTACCTCAGCTTTCATACGGACTCGGTAAAGACCAGTCCCATCTATCGCCGCCACGGTAGGCGTTGCGGAAGTGGTTTCTCTCGCCATCGCCAGAGAACCACAGGTAATCCGCAGGGAGGACACGACCGACCTCAACCTGACCTTCTCTCTCTGCGTACCAGCGGGTCAGTACATCTATACAGAGAGTAATCAAACCATCATCGACCGGGTTTTCCTCGTTGTACCCTACAAATTGTTTGGGTGTAGTCACGACCGTTATAATGTCGCCGTAGCCGTGATCGACACGGTTGAGCGCACACCACACACAAGCGGCTTTCTCAGCGTCAGAGCTGACCCCTCTGGC